ATCACGACTCGGGTACCGGAATACGGGCGAGCGAGGATAAAATCCCCCACCTTGCACCACGGACCACTAGGAAAACGGCTAGCATCTTTGTATGCATCGGGACCAATCTTGACCACAAACAGAACCACAGTGGTCTGTTCCTCGGCCTTGACGGTGCTTTCCGCTTTAATAATGCCACCCGCGTACTCTTCCTCAATATGAGGAACAACACACAGCAGCTTGAACCCGGACGGGTTCGGCAACTGACTAGCCCGGTCAATCGTTTCTTGCGTCTCTGCGACGTTAATATCACTCATCTGCGTCGTGCTCCTGACGTTTTTCAAGGTCTCTGACTAATTGCTCTGCGTATTTGAGACCATCAATGAATCCGCAGAGAGCCCGGAACTCCTCGAAATTATCGAGTCGCCCAGTACATATGTGCGCTCCGACTTCCTCTTGCCTCTCCGTGAGCTTGGAGATGAGGTACTCGTAAACGTTCTGATACTTCTTCATTCATTACCTTTCGGTGGTGCAGCCTTTTCAGGCTTGTTGGAAGTCATGTGTTTGTGGGCTGCTTCCATGCCCATGCGGATATTATCCGAATTGTGAATAGCATATTTATGCGACATGTCACTGCGATGCTTTTCATGCGCCAAATCAGTCTGGTCACTCTTATGGAGAGCATCAATAGCCTGCTGCTTCTCCTTGAGGTCAATTTCATCCGACTTGGCGATAGCGTCAGTGGTTATTTTCTGTTTCTGCAATTCAAGCTGACCGAGCTTGATTTGGTGGTCGAGCTGGACCTTCTGACCCTCAATGTCAGCAAGTTGCTTCTTAATCTGGAGGTCCATCTGCTGCATCTGCACGAGTGGGTCCTGCATCTGCTCTTGCGCCTGCTGCGCTTGGGCTTCAGCCGTATCCTTCTGGAGCAGACGGTCAGCCGCCTCGGCTGCAAGTTGCGAGACCTGCACTTCAAGTTCAGGCGACAAGAAGCCCACATCCTCGTCTTCACCGAGGAAATCCGGCGGTGACGGGAGGCTTGCGCCAAGCTGCTTCTCAATATCCTTGCGGTACTGGTAGGCCATGTGCTCCATCAAATGCGCGGAAAACGCTGCCTGAATAGCTGGAGCATTAGGGTTCTGGCCCATCAACGCTGCCATCTTGGGGTCCTGTATTGCCGCCATATGAACACCGATATGTGCCGTATGGTCTTGGTACAGGAACGCCTTGGTCGGCTTACCCATGAACATCGCCATGTTCTCGGACACTGGGTCCATGGGCTTCATGTCGTCTTTCTGCGGAACAATCTTGTCGGCGTTCTTGACGCCAAGAATCTCAATCATCTGCCGATGGAGAACAGGCAAGTTATAGATCTGCGGCGCACCCTGCGCCAACTGCATAACCGCCTGATACTGCACGACTCGCTGCGCCATGGTGCTGGCGTTGGGGTCACTGACCGGGAGGATGTCCACTTGGTCGTAGTCGGACTGCTTGGCACCGGGGTCGCCGGTCTCAGGCTCATAGTCGTACTCGGACGGCATGTTGTCGCGGATGATAGCCGCCAAGAGCTTAAACTCTTGCTTCATTGCATAATGAATACGTGCCTGAATTGCGCTCATAATCTTGAGCGTGCGCTCCAACACCGCGAGGGTCGTACCCACGGGTGCCTGCGACGACATATCCGACACTTTCAGGTCAGCAGCAGCAGCAAACTGCCTGCCTTCCTCAATAATCTTGTCCATTAAACCAACAAGTACCTGACTAGGTTCTTTGTACGGCAGGGGCAGGATGTTGTCGCGGATAGCGCCAGACGGAAGATCAACGTCCCTAAATTCACCGGGGGCAATGGGAGTATCGTCGCCCTTGACTCGCAGACCACGAGACTTCAAGCCACCGGGGAGATTAGAGAGGGTGCCAGCGTCAACAAGTTGACGAAGCAGGGACGTTGCGGCCTTAGAGTGACCACCAATGAGGTGAATCAGGCCAAAGTAATAGAAGCCAAAGCCGGGGATGTAGCCGTAGTGGACGAAGTGCTGACGCTTCATCTTAAGCGTATCTTCTTCCAACCAATTACGCCGGATGGCAAGGACAGTCGAAGTGCCCTTCTCAATAGTCACGATATATGGGAGGGCGATACCGTCCTCATCCTCGTACCCCGGAAGGTCAAGGTCAGCGTGAATTTCAAGAAGCTGAAAACGATCGTCCATTGACGCGGAGAACCCTTGCTCCGATGCCTTTCGTTTCTCAACCTCATCAATACTCTTGATTGGCTCGCCAAGATCTGTATCTAAGTAAAAACCTGCTACCTGAAGCTTGCGTAGCTCGTTCTTGGTCTTACGCATGCGGTGCGTAACACGCTCAGCGGACTCAAGGCTACTGGCCCCAAACGGAACGATGATGTCCTCTGCTGGGACAAACACGGCAATCTGCCGTTCCATCGACGGGTCATAGTAAATCTTCTTAAACGCATTACCCGAAAGACATAAGGAGAGAAGTAGACGTTCATGGTCCGGGCGATACTCAAGCATCTGCTCCGTCAGGCGGTAGTTCATGTCCTCTTGGACGCGCTGAGCCGCCTCCATTTTATCTACGGTCTCTTTGCCGATAATCTTGGTACGCACCGGACCCGCAGCGGGGAAGGTCTCCATGATGGTCTCGGACTGGAACTTGACCGCAGCCTCCATGAGGAGTGGGTGCGTTACACCACAGGCTCCAGCCCACGGCTCCATCCGGTCTTCATTCTTGAGACCGAGGAGCTTCAGGCCATCTACATAAGTAGTGAGCCAGTCCTTACGCGCGTCGATATCTCCGTCAATATCACCAAGCAGGTCGGATGCGAGGGTTTGAAGGTCTCCTTCGCTCATGTACTCCGCGAGGTTATCGTCAAAACTTTCTTCTTCCTCAACCTCAACATCAAGGTCTTCGCCCGGAAGGATAATTTCAATATCTATAGGCTCTTCTTCAAGAGCTTCAAGCCCCATAGGGGCTTCATACAAGGACTTGTCGATAGCCATTTACCTTGTCCTTAATAGTATCCGCCACGGCGGTGGGACTTGAAGTACTTAATCGGTTCAGGTTCATCTGATGGGAGTCGGATGAATCCACCCTGCCGGAAACGCATGAGTGCAAGCGTGGTGCTGTCAACGAGGTCATCGTTGCGACCAGCGGGGAAATCATTGCATTCCTCGACCACTTCACTGGCCCATCTCCTATCCGGTGCCCATACGATACCCGAAGAGAATAGGTCCGTCACGGAGTTTACCCGAGAAATCTTGTCCTGTCCCTTACCGGGAGTGAACTCTGAAACCGGTACGCCCATCCGTCGCAGCTCTTGGTAGAGCGCGGCTCCGTTAGATTTCTTCTCCACAATAAAGGAATCAGGCTCCCACTCCTTGTACTGCTCAAGGACGAGTGCTTTGAGGTCAGGAAACTCCAGCCGCTGCTTAATGGCGTTTAGCAGGATTATGTTGTAATTCTTTGTTTCTTCATTAAAAAATACGCCCCAGATAGTCAAGGCGTTGAAGTCCGCTCGATTATTGGTCTCCTGCGCGGCGTCGAGCGCCATGATGACAAACTCGCATTTGGGTGGGTCATCCTTTTCCCAAATCTGCCACCACTCCTTCTTAATGAGTGCGCCTTCCTCGGACACGGGGTCCTGCATGTACTGGGCTTGCCAGTACCGAACGTCCATACCCGCTTTCTTGGCAAGTAACTCCTCAATATCCCAGAACTCAGGCCAGAGGGGTTTGTCGTTGAGGATGGCGGGAAACTCTACTACCTCCCACTCATCCGCCTCTTCATTCTTGGTCATGTGGTTGATGATCTGCCCTGTCAGGTCGAGCTTCGACCACCGGGTCATCACCACAATAATCGCGCCGCCCGGCATCAGTCGCTGGATTGGACCTGACTGGAACCATTCCCAAGCTGGTTCAAACACATCAGCTCGTCCTTGCTTGGCTTCTTGCTCAGAATGAGGGTCGTCAATAATAAAGAGGTCAGCACCACGACCAGCCAGAGCGCCGCCAACACCAATAGCGAAATACTCACCGTTAAAATTCGTTCCCCATCTGGAAGCCGATTTGCTGTCTGCTTGCAGTTCCACTTGCGGAAAAACATCTTTGTATGCCTCCGAACCGACAAGGTTACGCACCCGACGACCAAAATTCACCGCCAAGTCAGCGGTGTGGGAGCCCATAATGACTTTCTTATGGGGGTTTTTCCCCAAGAACCACGCTGGGGCAAGGTAGGAAATCATCTCGCTCTTGCCATGACGGGGGGCAATGTTGACGATTACCCGCTTTTTCACCCCTGCCTCTATCTCCTCAAAGATTTTGGCAAGCTTGCGGTGGTGTGGACCCACTTTGTAGCCCGGATATACGTGTGCAATAAAGTCAAGGAACGACTTTTTACCCAATTCTTGGGTCATTTGGGTCTGATATTGCTTTAACAGCCCCGCTACACGCCGTTTTTCCTTGTCTGGCATGGTTGGAAGCGCATTCTTTAGCTTCTGGATGTCTTGCGGGGTGATATTAGTCAGCATGATGGGTAATTTGCGGAGTGTTGACCTCTATAAACCGTGTTTCCAACACGTTGAGGGTGTCCAGAAGTTCTTTTTCAACCTCTGCTATCGGCTTAACCTGCACGGTCAGCTCAGAACGCTTCTTGAAGGCGTCCACACCGTCCACTTCACCTAGTTTGGACAGGGCAGCGATGCGGTCCTTGGGAGTTGGGGCATGTTCTACCTCATGTACGAGCTTGTTTACCACGTAGAGCTTCAGGTCCGACAGCTCATCTACCAACATGCAGTTGGATTGAGCTACTAACCCAGCTAGATACGCCATTACTTCGTTGGGGTACTTGGCGTATTCAGGTCGCATCTTGGGGTCGGTCATCATTCTGCGGGCAAGGTCCGTGGCTTCTTCTTTGTCGGCAGCGGTGGGAGCGATTGGTACCCCTGCAAGATCGGATAGAAGTTTAATTGTACGCACCCGCATCTCCAGCTCTTCTGCTGGAGATAGATCAGGTAACGCTTCAGTAGCTCTTGCTGGTAAAGGGATATCACTTTCAATGTCCGGGATCAGCACTGCGGGAACCTCCGTAACCATACATATAATATATACCACA